GAGATGCCAGTACCGAGAACGCCATTGGTGACTGACTGACTGCCCATGTTCATCGGGCCAGTCAGAGTGTCGCCGTCTTTCTGGTACAGATCAGCGAATAATCCGGCCGTAGCGCGAAGTTCGACACGGGCTAGGTTGGCCGTGAAAGACTGTGCAGTGGTGCCCTCTTGCGCGCGCCCACCAGCGGGGAACTGTGTCGAGACTGGCGCAACAGTTAGGTTGTCGCCAGATACTCCCGTGATCGCGACGTACTCATAGTTTCCGAGCGTATCTTGAATGGCAACTATGAAAAATTGCGCGCCGGTCGGGCTCGGAAACAGCGCGCCGAAACCGGTCGCAACTGCAATGGTCGTCGACGCACCGGTGATCGTGCCGGCGAGAATCGCACTGGCTTCGTTTGTAAACTGTCTGTTACCCACTGGCTACTCCTTAAGGAAAACTATCTTCGACGAGGATGTTGATCGAGAAGATTTCCTCGAGCATCGTGGTCTGAATGTTGGTTGTGGTCTCAAACTGAATCGTGTATTCAATGCCATTCTGGCCACCGGAAACGGTATACCCGAATATAAGATTCGTAACAGGATCAATTACAAGATTGCTCACAACAAGCGGCGTAACCATCGGATTTGTCAGCTGCTGCGGAACACCCTGCGCACTGATGCCCTCCACAGACACCGTCTGCAGTAATTCGCCAGGAACGACGAATTGAGTAAAGTCCACTCCGCGGGCGCGAACATCACCCGGCTCCTGTTTGTATCGATTGATAATCAAGTTAGTCGCTCCTTCCACGAAGGGCGTGCGCCCCGGCATATAGGTGAACTCTACCAGATTCAGTTGGCCGCCGAAGTAGGCTCCGAAAATAGCTTCGTCGAAAATAGTACTCACGAATCCAACTACCACGGGAGCAAATATAAGCGTAACGCTATTCGACAGCAGCGATGCGTCTGTACCACTCACATAAGCTGCCACCTGATAGGTGTATGAGCCGGCAGAGGGGACATTATCTGTATAGGTTAGAACTGCTCCGACCCGCGCTATTGATACCCCATTGCGGTAAATATCGTAGCCAGTCGCAGGGCTGGCGCCAGTTGACTGTGTCCAATTAAGCGTACTTTGCAAAACCAGCGGATTCGGGATCGATCCAGAAAGCGTAGGTGTCGTATATGTATCCGACCAGACAAGGTTAACAGGAAAACCAGACGATACTACCGTGCCACCTGCAGGATTCTGGCTGATAATTATGCCGTAGGGAGTCGTAGCGCTGAATTGTGGATTAGTAGTCCCTACTGTGAGGCCAGCCGCTACAATAACTGCTTCGCCAGTGGCTAGTGCATCTCCGACAACATTAGGTACCGTACTTTGTCCCACGGCATATATAAGCTCACCGGAATCAATAACGGCTAAATTACTTCCGCTAAATGCTACTCGAGACGAGTAACCAGGCAGCGAGCCTCCCGTAGGCGGCGCCGGCGCAAATTCTTCCGTCCATATAGATAGATCAGGCGAAGAGAAAAAACGCAATGCGCCTGCATTGTCGGCTATGAATACATAGAAATTCCCATTGGCAAAATCGACCCAGAGTGGATTCGTAGAACTACCGATATTCGTGCCTGTAGGGCCAGCAAATCCTGTCCATGTATTGCCATCGGTAGAACTATAGAGTAGCTGCCCCGTGACCGCTTGGTTGTAGTCAAATGTCAGGAATTTATTGGCAGTAGCACCAAACACAACACTATCAAAAACTTCACCCGTACGCGGAGTATATCCCGACGCCACAAGAGACGCGGTAGAGGCACCATATACGATTTTGCCATTACTTTTTACGGCAAAGTTGGTGCCATTGTTTGCAATGCCACCTTGTTCGTCGGCACCCGAAACTCCAGTAACAGCGCCCCCCGCTGCCCATGCTAGGCCATCAGTACTAGTAAATAATCCATCCCCTGCGACATTATTGTTGGCGGCTACGCCGTAGAATGTCGAACCGATAAAAGTAACGAAAGCAGGTTGCGGATTGAGCCCCGCAAATCCCCAACTGCTAATCGCAGGTGTTGCCTGTGTCCAATTAATGCCATCGGTGCTCGTAACTGAAGGTATTTGGGTATTACCTGGATTAAAACCGCCATAGGTCTCTGTGCCGATAACGACAAATCTGCCCGCACCAAAAGCCAGATCCGCACCTGTATGTGTAGTGTAAGGCGAAACAAATGTGCTTGGCGATTGCGTCCATGTAGCGCCGCCATCAGTCGAATATGCCAACACGAGCGCGACAGTTGAGGGGTCGGCACCCATAGCAACAAAAACGCCGCCGCCATAAACAACTTTACGCCAGCTAACAGTCCGTAGGTAGGTACTGAGTGTAGGTGTTAGCCAAGTGCTCATTACAGTCTGGCCCAACCACCGTAAGTCGAATTCTTATAGAGAAAATACTGCAAACCAGTGAGCATCTGCGGCATGCCGGAAATGTCCGGGCTGTCAAGAAACAAGATCAGCGGAGACGTCGAAGGGACGCCGGTGTCTTTGTAGAGCAGAATATAGCCAGCCTTTGCCGTACTCGAGACAACGCCAAAACTCGTGGTGTTGCCGTCCAGCAAGCCATTGGCTCCAGTCTTACCGACAATGTTGCCGGAAGTGGCCAGAATGAACGCCGAAGGAATTCCTGAGAGATACCCCTGCGTGAAGTCCGGCGTATATGCCGCGGCGAGCAGGAGCGCCTTGACATTGGACGTGGCCCAGTCCAGTCCGGCATTAACGAATAACTGGCGCGCGAGTGGGTATATCTGCGAGCGAGAGCTCATCGCACACCTCCGCCCCAGTAATTGAGCCGGCCATTGCCGAAGTACGGGAAGCGCCAGCTCGCACCGTTAGCGAATCCTTTCTTGGCCTTTCCGGCATAGACGCCGATGTCTTTACGGAAGCGCGTCTCGAAATAGGCTGCCAGGGTAGGGTTCGAATACGGCTTCGCGGGCTGGTTCAGCATCCGATAGAGCGCACCGTTCAGGATGGCCTCGTAGAAGTCCGTCACGCAGATCTTGGGGACCTGGGTAACGCTCATCTTCGGACGCAGCGCGCACAGCACCGTGAGGTTCTGCGGTACGCTGGTGATGTTCGGTATCGGGTAGAGCTGGATGATGTCCGGCCGCGGCAGCCAGTAGCCCGTCGGAGTATCGGCGAACGGCTGGCCATTCTGCGAAGGCGGCGGAGACGCGCTGAGCGGGTTCAGCGGCGCACCGTTGACGGTCGCCCAGATCACGCCGACCACGTCGGTCGTAGAGTTAAATGGCGAAAGCATGTAGCTGGACTGATTGGTCTCCACGGGGATCGGTCCGATCTCCGCGCGCCACGCCCAGGACTGCTCGAAGAATTCGCGCACAGCGAGAATCAATTGTCGCTTCAGTACACTACGGTGCGCACCAGGGACCCATGGCGCCATATCCTGGAGCCACAAATTGAGATTTGCCTGGCCTTCGGCGCCGGAGGCGACGACTTGTGCATTCTGTGTCATAGGCCGACCACCTGCTGTTTGAAGAAGGCCCGGAAGGCAGTCGAGCGGGCATCCTCACTGAACTCATCATCGATGGCTTCAACTGTTCCGATGACCCAGTTTACGAGCGGATCGTAGAACATCATCGGCAGCTCGAATACAGACGTCCACAAGACGCCGCCGGTCTGCGCCGTGATCACGATCATGGGTACGTCGAAGTCCGACGCTGGAGGATCCCAGAAGTCGTAGAAGGCATCCGGCCGCAAACGATAGAGCTCTTGCAGACCGCGATTGAAAATACTGACGAGAGTCTGATCCGGGTACCGCTGGAGGGTAGGATCAGTATTTACGTCTTGGAGAATTTCTCGTGCTTCAGTCAGGAGGGCCTGATAGGTAAGAGTCGTCGTCACGTGATTCTCCGCTTAGATTGCCCCCGGTCCAAGCGAGGACCGGGGGACTTATTACATCACTCTTACGTGTTCAGACCATTGATCAACCACGCGCGACCCATCGCGACCGCAGTGACGACCTTGAAGCCGTACACCTGCAGACCACGAACCAGGTTGGAGAACGAACGCTCGGAGCGGATCGTTTCCATCTTGGTGAACTGGGCAGCGAACGTCAGCGCCGCGGGCACGCCGAAGAACACCGAGTACGCGGTACCGCTCGTGTCGCCAGTCGGCAACAAGTTGCTGTAGTACAGCGTAAAGCGGTCGATTTCGCCCAACCGGCCATTCCGGAGGATCGAAGTCATGTCACCGGCGATCGACGCATTCCGCAAGTCGGACTGCTTGATCAACGATGCCATCCACGACGGGATCACCATCCAACGACCCGACTCCGGGATGTTGGCTTCGTCCAGAACCTGCCCCGCCTGGGTGATGAAGTTCAGAACGTAGGTGTTGGACGTGGCCGGATTGCTGGAGATCGTCACGGGGGACGCGGTCGTACCCATGTTCAGAGCCGCAGTAATCGCACCGGCGGTCAAACCGTAGTTGGTGGAAGCGATGTCGGTCGTGGTGCTGAGGTAGCTCAACACTGACGTGTCGACGGCGATCTTCATCTGCTCTGCGGCATCCTGCGCCCAGATGTTCATCAGATCGATGTCCGACTGCACTTCCATCACGTCATCGAGGGCGACGTTGAAGTACTTGCCGTTGTTGATCTGCAGAACGACCAGGTTGCTGGACGGACGCTGAACCGAGAGATCTTGGTCGACTTGGTAGTCGGAAATCACGATCGTCGGACGGGTACGGATGTTCACCGTGTCGCCGAAGTTCTTGATCTCGCCCTCATAGTCGGTGTTCGAAATCGCCGCGAGCACGGTGGCCGCGTAGAACTTCTCAACCAACTTTCCCGACCAAATTTGCGGAATAAAAATGCCGCTATAGGCCGGGTTCGGGTTTTGGCCAACCCAAGGGGCGGCTGAAACCGGATATACAGTAGTCATGTCAGGAAACTCCTATCACAAAAATCTTGTTACGGACGTACCCTGCCCTGTTTCTGCGCTAAGAAGATGTCCTTTTCAATCGCGACCTTGTCAGCATCTCTGCCGCGGTACGCGCCTTTTCGAACATCCGTATAGAAAGCAGCTATCTCGGACTGGGTGTAAACCCGTTGTTGACCAGACTCGTTAGGAGTGCTGCCTGCTCCAGGACCACCGACTCCGGTGCCCGGTGCTGCCAGGGATGCGAGACTCACATTCGGTGTAGCGCCAGGATTTGTGCCCTGCGCTGCCGGCTGCGGCTGCTGCCCACTGGGAGCTACGGCTGCGTGTTCTTTCTGAAAGCCTGTAAAGAAATGCGCGACGCGGGTAACGTCACCACTTCCATACGCTTGAGCCAGCATAGCACCACGTTTCGCCCCTGCATAGGGGTCTACTTCGTCGAGCCATGCCTGGAACTCAGGAGACGTATTGATCGTCTCCCATCCCGCGGCGAGATCATCCAGCCCATTGCACATCTTTTCGTGGGCCACATCGGCCGACGTCCGCGCGGTGTCTTCCCGGTTTTGCTGAACAGCGGGAGCAAGTTGCTGGACGGTCTGTGCTACAGGACGGAATCGCTCCTCGAGGGAGTGAACTTGAGGCGCGACCACTTCTTGGGCTGCACGCTTCACAAAATCGTAAAGATCGGCACCGAACTCGGTCACTTCTTTAGGTGTTACGAGACTCGGTTGGGGTGCTGGTTGCACCAAATGAGGCGGCTGTGCCTGCTGCGTTCCCAAGCTCGCGAGCAGGTTTTGCGTCGCCGAGAGCTGGTTCTGCATGGCTTCGAACCGTTGCTGCTGGTCCTTCAGCTGCGACTGCAGGCGGGGAACCTCAGCGTTATATTTGCCCTGCAGCACGCGATATCGGTGTTCCGCTTGGTCGTCGGCCGGAGCGGCGGCCGCCGGCGCGCGAGCCTGCGCGGCGTTTGGTTTGTCGGGTGGCTGCGGATTGAATCCGGGAGTGCCGAGACCGGGGACGACTTCTCCGGCCGGCTGCGGCTGGAATGTCGACGGCATTGGTTGCTGCCCTTGCGGGGCGGCGGCCGGCGACGTCGCGTTCATATCTTCGAGCGTGAGCGTGCCGGATTTCGCCTTGGCGGCGAGTTGGTTAGCTAATTCTGCTTGCTGCCTGATGCGGTTTGGTAGAGCGGACATGGCCGTCTTCTCCTGTGTTACGTTGTTGATTCGCTGCGATCTTCTCTAGGAATTGATCAGCCTGCCCGACCGCGCCGAGGATGCTCTGAGCTTCCTCTGCCTTACCTTGCAACGGTCCGATAGCGTCACCTCGGGCCTTCACAAGATTCAGCATTGCTTCGATGCCGTCTTGATTGATTCCTTCCAAAAACTTCTGAAACGCTGGATACGGACGCAGCTTAAGTATTGCGTCCGCCAGCTCGACTGTCAGCTTCACGGGTTAGAAACCACCCTTGTTGCCTTTGAACACCTTGTTGCCACGGCCGGCGATATACTTGCCGCCTTCCTTACCACCGGTGCCGCGCGAGATATCGCTCGGGCGATCTTTATTGCCCTTCGTCTCGCCGATGAACGGACTGTCGCAGCTATACGGATGGCTCTCGCCGCTTCCGCCGCCGTCTGCGTCAGTCAGGTCGACGTTCCGATCCGCGTTACCGTCGGTCGGACCGTAGAACTTGCTCTTGCCGGGGCTGGCAGCATGCGAGTCCTTCTCCATAGCCGGAGGGGAGGTCTTCGTAGAACCGCCGCCATCCTTCTTTTTGTTGGAGCCTGCGTCTTCATCCTGACTGGACTTGGAGCCGGCGCCCTTGTATACATTCTCGTCAATCTTACCCATTTCGATCTCCTGGTTAAACGATCTTCTTGCTGCCGGCTGCTTTCTCCGGACGATCACTTTCAGTCGTGGATTTCACGCCCAAGTCAGATAACAGTTGTTCCT